ATTTGCTGATCCGTGTAAAGCATCAGAGTCAGTCATTTTATAAAGATCCCCAGCATTGTATTTGCTTACTACAGTATCTTTGTAAGCAAATACATGCCCATAATCCCAGTCAGTCCAAGGCATCCAAAATCTTTCTATGTTATCAATTTTAGTGATTCGGGGATCTTGATGCATGGGCATAAATTGTCCAGGTGTCATTTTGGTAATCCACCACCGAACATTGCCCGAGGGAATTCCAGGTATAGACAACTCAAAAGAAACATCGTCAGACTCGAACAACGAATAATAAAAGGCGCTCATAGAATAGCCTGCCTTTTCAACTCTAAGATCTTCAATATGAGGTTCTTCTGTTAGTAACAAATCTCTCGGAGAACATTTTCCACCGCCTGTGAGAATTTCTTTGATCCACTCTGATTTTACCCAATCTTTAAAATTTCCTATATATTCCATCTCTAATTTGCTCTATGTTAAATAACTGACTACATATTTATTTTAATACCACTCGATGAAATTATTTCAAGATATACCTTTTACAGATATAGTAAGATTCGGACAGCGAACAATGCTGTCCAGACCACTATTTTCGACAAGTTGGATATTGGGAAGATTTTGTAATTACAAATGTAGTTACTGTTGGCCCTATGCTCGTAGTGACCAAATTGATCATCAATCACTTGAAGTGTATAAAGCCACTGTAGATGAGATCAAGAAACAGGCACGACAAAATGGATTCAACGAATTTCATTGGAGTTTTAGTGGGGGAGAACCTACTGCCTATAAACAGTTAAATGATTTAGTTAAGCACCTAGATGAAAAAGAAAGCACTTATCAAAGCATACATATGACCACCAACCTAAGTCCAGGTAGCAAATGGTGGAATACTTGGTGTAAGAATACTGAGATGTTACAACGCCGTAGTATCACAGCCAGCTTTCATGATGAGTTTGCCAAAGAGCAAGAATTTGGTGACAAGTGTTTACAGCTAATGTATGAACTTGTACACGTTACAGTCAATCAAGTAATGGTTCCGGAAAAGTTTTATGAGTTGTATGACCGAATGGAACGTTTTCACAAACGTGGAATTAATGTAACACTAAAACCGCAGAGCGATCCTACAGCAAGTACGGTTGTTGATGGTTACACTGAGGACATGATCAACAAAATGCAAACAGGATTTCCTCAACGTGCATTCGGTGAAGAAGTTTATCAGATTGCTCTATATGATGCAGACCACAAAGAATATCTATTCGACCAAGCAGAAAGATTTAACGCCTTCGGATTTAACAAATTTAAAGGCTGGACTTGCAATGCAGGATACCAAAGTATTATAATACGAGGTAACGAGGTTAAAAGAAGTTATAGCTGTCACGATGTAGTGCTAGGAACACTTGACGGTTTTGAATTATTTAAGGAACCTAAACACTGTATTACTCCTAGTTGTGTAAGCAGTGCAGATAGTAAGATACCGAAATGCAAATTATGAATACATTGGGATTTTTTGGAGATAGTTTTTGTTCGACTAAATCGGTTTCTTTTTTTTCAACAAAAAAATACGATACATATATTTCAAAATTAGAAAAACAATATGATGCGCAAATAGTTAATATGGGGCATGGCGGCAGTTCTGCCTGGGATACATTATTATTACAATTAATGCCATTTCTTAAAAATAAAAAATTTCCCGATATATGCATATTTGTTTGGACTAATTCGGGAAGATTATTTAATAGAAATATTAGAAATATAAATCATGCATCGGCATTAGATAAACAATCTCTATTACAACGGAAGAAAACAAAAGATATCTGGAGTGCCGCTAATCAGTATTATACTCATCTATGTGATCCTGAAAAAGATTCAATAGAATATATTGCATTATTACAATATATTGACAATAATATACTGCCTACATTTCCTAGTACAACTAAAGTAATACATTTATGGGCGTTTGGTGATGCAGATGATTGGTCTACTGAAGGATTTCATCCTAATAATGCAAAATATTCATATCGATGGACTAGGGGAATGGAGATACGACCGCATCTTACCTCAATAAGTTTAATTAATAGTTCACTTAATGATTTCATTAATAGTCATGTTCCTAATCACTTAGAAGGAGAATTTAAAAACAGTCTAGTTTTTAAATTTATATCGGATGCAATAGACAATTATAAAGATGGGAAATTATTAGATATGACACAAAATGTCTCTGGATACTGGAAATGCAAATAGATACAGAACATTTACACCATTGGATGCAAGCCATCCGTCAAAGTCCGGATCCCATGCGGACTATGGATGCCTTCTGGAGTGGCCAACTTAATAGCAAAGAGTGGCTGATTGAAACTCTGACAAATTATGTTCCACTTAAAACTGATCCGATCAGTATAGACATACACGGCGGATGGGTAGGGGTATTGGCTAGTATGCTGTTCCAAAGCCATATCCCAATTGCCAGTATCCGCAGTATAGACATAGACCCTACTTGCGAATCAATTGCTACCATGATGAATAAAGAAGAAGAAATTGCAGGCAAGTTCCGAGCAGTGACAGCCGATATGTGTATTATTCGTAGCGATGCTGATGTTGTGATAAACACAAGTTGCGAACATATCACCCAGGATCAATACGACTTATGGTTGAGTGGAATGCCTCATAACACCTTGTTTGTGCTGCAAAGTAATAACTATAAGATTCCAGAACACGTTCGTATCGCAGATACCTTAGAAGAATTCAAGTCTCAATGCAACATTGACACAATATGGTCGGGCGAACTAACATTGCCGTTATATACCCGTTGGATGGTTATTGGTCGTAAGACTAACTTCATCTGTAAGTCCTAGCGTAATATTTTTTTAAATTGTTAAGGCTGATGGTCATATGTGTGCCAAGGTAACTCATGTGTAATGCCCGTATCGGCATCCACAGAAGTATAAATTACTGCGGTAGGTATCAATACTTTTATCTTATCTACTAGTAATTTTTGTCTATATTTTCTATATTCTAAATTAGCAAAAAAAGCCGTTCCTTCATAGGCAAATATATTCGACAAGTTAATAAATGTATCACTTACATTTGTATCTAGTAAACTTTCTATATCAATATCATTATGTAGTAAATCTAGTTTAACAAATTTATAATTTATATTCTTGCCAGTAGGTACACGTTGTTGCCAATAATCTAATGCTTTTTGATTATAATCATACACCACTACTTTTTCAATATCTGTGCTAACGTGTTCCCATCCTAGTCCACTAGCAGGAACAAATACCTGTCGTATACCGGGTAATGTGGGCAAATTAGTATCGGTACTCTCAGCATGTACGAACTCATACTCGCAATAGGCCTGTCGTTGATATGCCCACGAAATATGTTTATAAAATTCTATAGGATTTTCTGGATAGAAATGTTTCTTATGCTGCCTTACATCCTCTGAAAATACTCCAATCGATAGTTGTTTTGATAACGCATAACTTAGTATGTTCCAACCATGCAGTTTATGATTATATTTTTTTTGATTCGATCCATGACTGACCCACGTGGGTGTGTAGTTGTCATGAAAATTATCGGAGCTACGTATTGGTTCAATTTGAGTATGTATATTACCTAGTTGTTGTTGTCCAATTTTAGGATAGCCTAATTTTTTATAAATTTCTAGATTGATAACATAGCATTGATGATGTAATTCATAATATGCATCGCCTCGATCTAATATATGACCTGTTATAAAAATGTTTTCAGAAACAACATTTTTGACTGCATCAAAAAAATTATCGCCATTGATAAATTCAGTTCCGGTACTAAACACAACTGCATAATTGTAATCCAAATTACTAACTTGTCTCAATACTCTATCTTCCGATGTAGATGCATACACCTGGTATCCTTTTGATATTATGTTAGTAACAGTATAATCAGCCTGATTTTTCATCAGGCTTTTAATCCAATCTGATGAATAGGTATGAGTGTTGTCGATAATGCAGTAGGCGATTTTCATTATATGTAAATATATGGTAATATTTAACCACCTTATACCTATGTACAAATATAATGAGATTCGTCAAGTACACATAGAGATATCAACTCTATGCCAAGCATCGTGCCCGATGTGTGCCAGGAATAATCATGGTGGGTTGCCTAATCCAAACTTGATAGAACGAAATATGGATTTAGAGTTTTATAAAAACACTATGGTTCCCAGTTTGCTAGCACAATTGGGCAGTATCTCTATGTGTGGCAATTTTGGTGATCCAATTATGAACAATGATTTGATTCCCATAATTAGATATACCGTAGAACAAAATCCTAACGTTGATATACACATACATACCAACGCCAGTGCTAGAACGGTCAAGTGGTGGAAAGAACTAGCCCAAACATTGCCAAAGAATCATCTAGTTTTATTTGGGATCGACGGCCTTGCAGATACGCATAGCATGTATCGTATAGGCACAGACTTCGATATGATCATACGTAATGCCCGAGCATTTATAGAGGCTGGCGGAAGAGCACGTTGGAACTTTATTACCTTCCAGCATAACGAACATCAATTAGAACAATGTCGTGAATTGGCTAAAGAATTAGGGTTTGAAAGTTTCCATGAAAAACAAACAAGTAGATTTATTGGCAGCAAAGAATTTAAAGTTTTTAATAGAGATGGTAATGTAACACATACTTTGTTACCTCCCGGTGAACAAAAGATTGCGTTTATTGATCGTAAGACTGTTGAGAACTATCGAGAAGTAATTAAGACCGCAACAATTAGTTGTCAGATAGAAGATGAACGTAGTATATATGTAGATGCACAAGGGCACCTATGGCCTTGTTGTTTTTTAGCCAGTGTTCCATACCAATATGCAACACCCGATAAATTGGTGTATAATTTTATGAATGATAGTACTACTTCGTTGTTAGAAGCAATCAAAGCATTTGGTGGTATAGACGGATTAGATTTAAGAACACACACTATAGAAGAAATTGTTGACAGCCACGCATGGCAAACTATGTGGAACGAACGATTTGAAGATAAGTCTATATTGATGTGTGCTAGGGTATGTGGTAAATTTCCAGAAGTGGAAGTTAGCCAGTGCAGAGATCAATTTTTAGAACTTAGAGAGTTTAATGAATAAAGCATTTTGGTTACAGCCCGAGCACACACGTATCGGCCAAGGGCAACAGATGATAAAAGAAAAAACAGGTAGCCATAGTTTCTGTGCGCTACCGTGGATACATATTGCTACTCGCCCGAACGGTGATGCTAGATTGTGTTGTGTAACTAATGCTAGCGGAGCAGCCACGGGCGATCATGAGGTAGGACTGGTTAAAAAAGAAGATGGAAAACCTGCAAACTTTGGCCGCGAAACTCCCCTAGAAGCATTTAATAATCAGTATATGCGTAGTGTACGATTGACTATGCTAGAAGGCAAGATACCTGCGAGTTGCACAAAATGTTTTGAAGAAGAATCTAACGGAGTCGTAAGCAAACGCTTATGGGAAATGTATGAATGGAATCGCGATGGCCTTGATGTTTCTCAACTTATTAGGGATACCGATGTTAATGGTAGCGTACCACCTGTAATTAGATATTTAGATTTAAGATTAGGACATACGTGTAATTTAAAATGTGTTATGTGTAGTCCGCATGACAGTAGTAGATGGTTACAAGACTATGATAAACTAGTGGCTAAAACACGTAGTCCTATAGTCATTAAACAAGTTGGATTTGACAAAGAAGAATTTAATAATACCTGGTACGAAAAGCCTGAGTTCTGGAACGATGTCTTTGAACAGATCCCTAACATAACTCAACTGTATTTTGCAGGCGGCGAGCCGTTGATGATTAAAGAGCATCGTAGATTTTTAGATGAAATTATTCGTCGAGGGTATGCTAAAAATATCAGCCTTCGCTACAACAGCAATGGTATATTTGTTAATGAAGATATCATAGCAGTATGGGAGCACTTCAAACAAGTGCGCTATGCATTTAGTATAGACGCTACTTTGGATCGTAACAACTATATTCGTTATCCGACAGACTGGTCCGATATCGAACGTAGCCTATGGTTGATGGATAATACTTCTGATAACATACATTGCGCTATTGCGTGTGCTGTCCAAGTGTTTAACATAAAACATATTATAGATTTTGCCAAGTGGAAGTTATCACAAGGATTTAAGAAGATTAATAAATTTGCACTTGATGAATATGAAACCGGCGGCGGGATCATTAATCTACACCTATTGTACATTCCCACATTCCTTAGTGCCAGGATTTTACCACAAGCAGATAAAGATGAAATTGCACAACAGTTTGCAGATTTTAAACAATGGTTGTGGGACCACTACAGACAAGACGATAATTTCTGGAAAGACAACCCTTACGGTTGGAAACGCTGGGAAGGAATCTTAAAATTTATTCAAGCAGAAGATCACACAAACTTATTGCCGGACTTTAAGGAATATGTAAACAACTTAGATGCTATCCGTAATCTCGATGCAAAAGCAGTATTTCCCGAACTGGAGCATTTATTATGATACCTATTA